ATGCAACTTCCATGTTGTGCTTTGTGAACTTCGGTTCGTCATCAACATCGCCATTGCGATACGCTTTCGGCAGCCACTCCCGCGCCATCTTGATGATGTCTTCTTTCATTTCAAAAACCCCGCGATCTGCTCGTACACGCCGTTGCGGGCGCTGTTGTCTGACTCGTACTTGTTCCACCCGGCGTAGCGCATCTCTGTCTCTGCTCGGCGCAGCAGGTCAAACGCACGATCACGCTCCTCAGACAATTCTTTCATCACCTCAATGACGGCCTGCTCATGCTTGAGCAATATGGCGCGGATCATCTCCATCGGCGTTCCAATCATGGCAACCGCTGCGGCTTTGACTTTCTCATCGTCTGTCTTTGCCTTGGCAACAGCCTCGGCGTGTAGCTTGCTTAATGGTTTCATGATGCATACCCATCCGTTATGACTTTGTTCTTTGCCTCCTCCAGCGCACCGATCAGGGTGAGCCGGTCAGGCACTGTCGATGTCTTGATCTTGAACTGGCCCCTGTCTTTCCAGAAGCACAGTACGATCACGCTGTCTGGCAACTCGTCAATTGCCTCGTTCAGCACCACCTTGGCCTGCACCTTGTGGTGGTCAGGGATGGTCAGGGTTTTGAGCTTGCTCATTCTTGCCCCCTTGCTCGGATGGCACGATTGATTTCCTCGGCATTGTTGTCGCTGATGCACAGGCCCGTAACGATGCGGCACACTGCCTCTCGCTCATCGGCCCGAACGATAGCCTCGACTGCCTGGGCGAATTCATGCACCTCCTGGTGCTTTCGCCAAAGCTCTACGATTTCTTTGTGGATCATGTGTTCTTGTCCCTGAGCAGCTTTTCAATGTCCATCACGACATCGCGAACGTCATAGTCCCACTCTTCAATCTCAGCGTCAGTCAGCCCGACCCACTGGCGCTGTGCTGCGGGTGGGGTGGTGTAGAGCGCCATGTTTACTGGCAACACCATTGCAGGATTAATCGGCTGGACTACGAATCGGCCTGCGTAGGTTCCTGTTACATACGCCACCGGCTCCTGCTTCTCAGCCTCTGCGATGGCGGCGCTCAACGCGTTTATGGCTGCGCCAATTTTGTTTTCAGGCCACTGACGAGTATTTGCCATCCACAATGCCTCCAGTGCCTGCTTCATTGCTTCGATGTTCATACATCCCCCTTACGCATCCAGTACGCTTTGTGCCGCAGCGTTTCGGATTTGTTGTCTGCAATGGCCTCCGCAATCATGTCCAGATAGTCGGCCATCAGTTCTTTTGTTAGCCACGCCACCGGCTCCTGCTTCTCAGCCTGCTCGATGGCGGTGCGGAGGGCTTGTGCTGCTCTTTCTCGGCTTTCAGGCCATGATGGGCCAGGATATTCCAGCGCCTCCAGCGCCTGCTTCATTGCTTCGATGCTCATCTGCGACTCTTCTTCATCTTTGGCATTTCTACCGTTACCTTGCGAGGATTGATGCCCTCAAAAGCCCCGACTCTAGAGGCCAGTGAGGGATAAGGCTCTACGCCTGTCTTGCGCTTGTCGTTGAGGACTCTAGAGGCCTGATAAGAGCGTTTCCTATCAGTCTCTAGATCTCTGAACGACAGTTGCGCTTTGTAGTCTTTGTCGAATGGGTTCATAAAAAGGTGGCCTACTCGCTGCGTCTGTGCTTTGCTTGGAAGCCGAGCACTTGGATCGTCGCTACAGCACAGCATCCGCTTTCGGCCATTAATCAGAAGCAGTTGGTTGTACAGTTGCCGCCGTAGTAACAGCATGTGGTGCATGTCACTACACGATTGCCAGACCAAATCGTGTGGGTTGTGCAAGATGCCCAGGCTCCGGTGGTCACCAGGGCGATTGCAATGGCTGCGAAGATCTTCTTCATGCTGTCACCTCTTTCACTTTGGCTTGGGTTTGCTCTAGGGCTTCGATCAACTCTTCTACTTGTCCTTGATCCAGAGAGATGTTCATGCTGCCATTGAGGGCATAGATGGACAGCAGGATCTTGTTTTGCAGCAAGGACACGAAGACGTTTTGCTCTCCGTTTTTGACTTTGATTTGCATGGTGTGATGGTTCATGATTTCTCCAGTGTGTAGTACCAGTAAGGGCCTTTGCGTTGACACGCAATGTTGATTCCGTTTTGTCTCAACTCTGAGATGATTGAGTTGACAGCGCAGACATTCGCATGTCTGATGATGTCCAGGGTGCTGAATTCACCGCCAACTTCCAGCAACTTCAACACCCTGTTCAGCCGATCACTTTTATCGAGTCGGGCGCTGTTCATGTTTAGAATGGCACATCTTCATCGAAATCGGGCTTGGCTTGCCGCACTGGCTTGCGCTCCTGACCCTCTTCCTTCTTCGGATCGTTCAGGTAGGCCCAGCCATCCCAGCCACCTTCCTTGAGCGGGATCGTGTCCAGCTTGAGCATTGCACCGTTCTTGGTGTCAATGATGCTGCCGATGCGGGTGTATCGCTTCTTGACCTCGCCTTGTGCGTTTTTGTACTCGCCGGTAACGCAGGAAATCTCTTTCAGAACTTTACTCATCTTTACTCTCCAATCTTCTGTTTCAACGCTTGCACTTTTTCATCCACTTCAGCCAGGAACTTCTTGACCTCAGTTTCAGCCTCTTCAATCCACCTGTCATCCCTATTTACCCTAACAATAAAAAGTTGGGCTTTCGGTGGAAACCGTGGGTCAAAAACAACATAGTCACACCAAGGCCGGTCAGCACAGCGCATCTGCCATTGCATTTGCGCGTAATACTGTGCAGACACCGGGTTCTTTGACAGTAGCACTTCCAGAAAAGTCTTGGACTCCGGGCACTTGATCTCCACCATGCCACCCTCTACAAGCCCATCAGGGGACGCTCCAGCCATCGCAATGGTCGGGTGAGGGATAAACCCCACCTCTTCCACCAGAACGCCCCTATAGGCCTCGTATGCAGCCCTGGCGAACTGCTCTTGCTCGATGCCCCACTGGAGGGAAGAATTGGTATAGCCGTCTGCTCGGTTGCCGGTGATCCGCTCCAGGACTAGCTGAGTCATGTAGTGTCCGCGATCAGCACCATAGCCGGTCTTGGTCTTCGCTAGCACTTTGTGCAGATTGCTGGCCGTGACTTTACCTAAACGCTGCTGATGCCATTCCTCTGTTTGCTGTTCGCTCATGATTGATTCCTGGCTTCAAGCATGGCGGCAGCAAACCTATAGCACACAGCAGCCACTTCCTCTTTGTTCTCTGCCCAATCAGGCAAAAGGCCTCCACGATGAGCTATTACTCCTTGCATTGCCTTTGCCGCGAAGTAGTCGCGCAGAGTCATGCTGTTTGCATAGTCACCGTACTTTGACTGCCATGTGGCATAGGTTTCGTTTGTGTTTGTGTCCTTCATGCTGCTTTCTCCTGCTTGGCACGAGCAATCCTGGCTGCTTTGGCCTCGATCACCTTCTTGATGGAGTCCTGATGGCCCTGGCAAGCCTCGTAGGCCTGTTTGTAGACCGTCTGAAGCTCTTCCCCGGTCACAGTGGCCTCGATGGCTGCAAGCCAATCTGTAATGTCAGGCGCATCACCCTCGGGCAGATCTTCCCCGGCATAGATGTACAGGCCCAAGCCATGCAGACTCAGAGCCTTAGTCATGCAGCGCATGATGGCTGTGTTGACCTGGAAAGCATCTGGGTTAGGGATAGCCTTGTTTCGGTGATCCATAACTGGAAGCTGGCAGGTCATTGGCTTGCCAAAGATCGTCACAGTGACCCAGACCAGCGCAGTGCCTCCTGGCAGGGTCATGAACGGCTCTTCGGTGTACTGGTCGCGCTTGAACGTCTCCACCTTGAAGGTGGCGGTTGGATCAGCCTTCAGTGCTTCAGCCCAGGCCCAAGCCCACGATAAGTAGGTCAGGTTGGACTTCTTCTCGGTATGCTCGTTGACGTTAGTCTTGAGCAGATTCTCGATACTCATCTTCTCTCCTTAAAGACCGCTGCGGGATGCTGCGGCATGGGGTGGATTGTACAGTTAACTTAACGCCACACAAGACTTTTTCATAGGGACTTACCCTAACCCGTGGCCAGTGAATGTAGAGTACACTGTACGGATGACCAAAGAAGAGGCGATCAAACGGGCGGGTTCTCAAGCTGCACTGGCGCGGATACTAGGCGTGTCCAGGGGCGCAGTAAACCAGTGGAAGCAGATGCCACAGGGCCGCGTCTATCAACTGATGGTCATCAAACCCGAGTGGTTTGTAGGGGCTTGACAAGTCCACAGAAATCCTAGACACTGCAATTGTTGTCGTAGCGGACAGCAAGTAAGGCCGTTTAAGTCTATCCCTGGCCCCGGATCCTCCCGGGGTTCCGCTACCGGGGATAGAACTTAAGCGGCTTTTTTGTTGTCTACACGACTCGCAGACTATGCGGCACGTCGGTGGTAGTCTGTTAAACAACCCTGTTACACGAGCAAGCCAGAGCAGGGACGGTGGGCGAATCCTTAGAGCCGGGCGGTTGAAACAAGTCTGAGGTAGTGCGTATGCGAGGGCATGGCTCCGGAAAGCAGGGCACAGAGCGAACCTTGATGTTGATCACGGTAAGGCTGTGCTTCGCTCAGACATCCACCAAAAAGCAGGGTTGTGGAAGACATGGGGATAAGAAGATGAGATTGTGCAAGTGTGGTGGAGTAGTAGGACAAAGCCAGCTAACACAAAACCGAACCGCGTGGCGATGTGTTGGTTGTGGCAGGTACGAAATTTTCAACGACAAGGAGGCGCAATGTTTGAGAGTGGATTCGACAGATTCTGGGCAGCATGGCCCAAGTCATTCAGAAAAGGCGGCAAAGCAGCCTGCCTAGCAAAATGGAAGAAGACCTACTGTGATACGTGTGCAGATCAGATCATTAAGCACGTTGAGTGGATGAAAACAACCGATCAGTGGCGAAAAGACAACGGTGCATTCATCCCAGCACCACTTGTCTACCTAAATCAGCAGCGTTGGGATGGGGCTGAGATTCCAGAAATCAAAAAGCCCCTCACAATGGAGCAAGAGTACCAACAGCGTATTGCCAACACAGTCCCGATGCCTGACCACATCCGGGAGCGGCTGGCTCAGATCAGGCGGGGCGTATGAGCGCAAACCAAACCCAGGTCGGAGGCACACACTATACGGCCAAAGCGATCCAGCCTTGGGAGGCAATGCAGGCCTGGATGACCGAGGAGGAGTTTTCGGGATTCCTGCGCGGCAATGCCATCAAGTATTTGGTTCGGTACAAGGACAAGGGAGGCGTGGAAGACTTACGCAAGGCCCGGCACTACCTGGATAAACTCATTGAGATGAACGTAAAACCATGACCCATGAGCAAGCCCAAAAAATCCTCGATAAAGTCCGCGAGGGTGTTGCCTACCCGGCCGGTGTTGTGGATTTCGCCCTATTCCTCACCGGAGACCTTGATGCACATGAGGCGCACGGAAGCCAGGGAATGGGTGGAGCGGTACAAACGCAAGGCCAGACAAGTTGGGGCAGAGCAGGCCAGGATTTGGTGGAGCGTCATCATTTCGGCCATTGAACGCAAACGGGGCTTAGACGCGGCAACCGAACTACGGCGGCTGATGAACGAGGAGCGTAAAAAGTGACTTTCATGGTTCAGTTCCCGATTGACGCAAACCCAGTACCCAAGGGCAGGCCCAAGTTTTCCAAGATCGGCGGCTTTGTCCGGACATACACACCCCGTAAAACAAGCGACTATGAAACGATAGTCCGGGAAACCGCCAAACAGGCAATGGGGCCAACTGAAGTCCTAGAAACGCCTGTAGCAGTCTATCTGTACATTAGGCTACCTATCCCTAAGAGCTACCCTAAAAAGCGATCTGAGGCCTGTTTAAGGGGCTTGGAGCGCCCAACTAAGAAACCGGATATCGATAACCTAGCGAAAAGTGTCCTGGACGGCCTAAATGGGGTGGTTTATGTGGATGATGGCCAGATCGTCAGCCTTCATGTGACCAAGGTCTACTCATCTGCGCCTGGGGTTGACGTTCTCATCAAAGAAGAATTGCCATGAACCATGTAGCAAATTGGAAACATCAATACCTAAAGCCTGGGCAGATAACAGCCGTGTACCCTGTCACTGGCGAGCCATTTATCGGCAGGGTTGATCGCGTGCGGAAAAACAAGTACGGGCGCGTTTCCTATGAAGTAAACGGGCGCATGGTGATGGCTGAGGAATTGTTCCCGGGTCAACAGCAGGAAAAGCTAAAGATACCCTACACGGCAAACTTGTAAACAGCCTATCAACAAAAACGGCCCCGAAGGGCCATTCTTATCGCTTGCCGAGGATGATTCTCAGTAGCAGTGCTAATCCAGCGTACAGCATACAGAGGCCTCAATCTGTTCAATGATGGTCGGGTCTAGAACTGGCAGGATATCCAGCCCGTGTACTTTGGCTGACATCAAGTAAGCCACTGGAGGCCATGCTGGGCCACAGGTTGGCGACTCTGGGTCAGTGTTTGCGGGTTCGCCTGGATCATACTCAAGCTCACAGTCAAGCTCGATGCCTGACCCTGCGGAATGGGTGTGCTGAATGGTTCGCACAATCAAGCCCTCCAGACGAGCAGATCAGCAAACAGCACGGCAATTGCCAGCAAGTAGACGATCCCGAGAATGATTCGATGTGCCATGATGTGCCCCTTTATTCCTTGCTCCACTCGTGGTCAGCTACGAAAACGTAATCACCATTGGGTAGTTGACCTCCGAGATATTGTGACTTCCAGCCATACTTGTCGGCAAGTGCTTGAGCGGCTGCGCGATAGACTGCCTGACCGGATAGTTCGTGCGGATAAGAGATGGTGACAGACCCTGACTCAGCCCAGGCCTTGATTCGTGCGCCGCGAGTGTCAGTCGGGCCGAGGTAGCGTGTTTGAATTGCTTGCATGATGGTTCCAAATAGACCCCGAAGGGCATTAGTGCAACAGCGCACTCCATAGCACCCGGATGGATGCTACAGGGTAGGCTGTTAGATTTGACCCTCTTCCCGGGCCTTGTCCACAAAACGCACCCATTCTTCAGACTTGCACACGCGGTAGCCGTTTCGCTTTGCTTCGGCTTTCAAATCTGTAAAGTAGTGCTCGAATTTCTCGCGCAGTTTTTCAACAGCGACAGGGCAAGGATTGCTAGTTGTCATGGCCAGCCCTTACAGTACAAAGTTAGACAGGGAACTAGCGAACATCACGCCCCAAACCTTGCCGTTTGCCGTGATGCTGTAGACTGGCTCTTCACGGCGGCGTAGGCCATTCCAAGCGTTACGCATGTGCTTGATAGCCACATACTGGCCCGCCTCAAGATCGTCCGTGCCGTTTTCGGTAAACACCCGGCTGTTGACCTTAGCCGTCTTAAACAGCATGTACTTGCCCGGGTTTGCTGCAAAATCCTTGTGATTGAACATCTTCATTCCCCTTAAAAGACCGCTTGCAATACGCTACGGCATGAAGAGGATTGTAGAGAGTTCTAAACAATGTACACTAGGACAAACCCTTAGAAAAGCACTGATCCTTTATACAGCAGGTTAGCCAACACTTATGCCAAGGCCATGCACCCAAAACGTCCGCGTATTCAGACGCGAATTGTCAGATGAACAAAGGAAAATCCTACTTGCAGCAGGTGACGGTGATACCACAATCGGCTTCAATGAGTGTCTAGCACTGTGGGCCTCAATCCATGGGCTAAAGGCCAGTTTAATCCTCAATGTTCCACGTGAAACAATCAAGAGGAAAAGGAAGAGCAAGTACCCGGAAAATGGTACATCCGCTTCCCCCACCCTCGCTGATTCATAGGTGAAACAATGCATCTTCCGCATAACCTAATGCATCTGGCGTATCAGGGATAACCCTACTATCGTTAACCCTATTAGGGTTTACCCTGTGCGGGTTTGCGCTGATTTGTGATAGGGGGGGGGAGGGTCGGGGTGGCTGTGTAAAAATTTTGTGGTGCCTCACTCCCTCCGAAAAAGTGGAATTTGACCTTGCCAATAAGCAACCACGCCTGCTAAAAAAAGAGAGGAGAAAGAGTAGAGACCCGTAGATGGGTAGTCCTCTTAAAGAGGGAGCCTCTCGTTTATCTAGACTATGCCTGATGGCACCTGAGTTACGTTGCCCCGTTCACCTGACCTGCGGTGTCTCACGACATTGGCAGGGGGCTACTAGAAACTCACCCAGTTCGTCACGTTTATCCTACTTGGTCGGCTCAACCGCATAGAGGGGTGGGTCATGCCCCCGTGAACTCACTATATCATGGTTTACCCTATTCTCGTAAACGCTAGTTTCCTATACAATGGCTTATGGCTTACAGAACACCTGCTGTTTTACCCAAGACTGAGTACCAGCGGCTCAAAGAGCTAAAGAAGATGTTGGTGGAGTCCAAGGGCGAGGCTGTTGTCAAGAAGGTCATTGACATCGCCATGAACGACGACCACCCCCAACAGATGGTTGCACTTAAGATGTGCATGGAAAGGGCTTTGCCGGTAAGCCTGTTTGAGAAGACAAGCGCCCAGCGTAGTGCTGTCAACATCACCATTTCTGGCATCGGTGTCCAGGTTGGCGAGACCATCGAGGCTGAGGACGTGGAGCCAAAGTATGAGTAAAGAAGTGAACTACTGGTTGGTGACAATAGATCGCCCTGAATGCTTGGATAAGACCAGGACGCTGGTTGAGGACAAAAATATCCCAGAGTTTATTAGCTCAGTCATGTCTCATTTCCATTGGTTACACAAAGACCGCATCACTATCGAGACTTCAGACATCCTGCCGTATACCAGAAACAATGAGTGACCTGAACTTCTCACTACTGCCCTGGCAGCAAGAGGTCTACGCAGACCCTACCCGCTTTAAGGTGATTGCTGCTGGCCGTAGGTGTGGGAAGTCCAGGCTGGCCGCTACCATGCTGATCATCGAGGGGCTACGGTGTCCCCAGGGTTCAGCGGTGCTGTACGTTAGTCCCACTATGGGACAGTCGCGCCAGATTGTCTGGGACTTGCTGCTGGAGCTTGGCAGGGAGGTGATCCAGACCTCCAACGTCAACAACTTGGACATTACCCTGATAAACGGGGCCAGGATCTACGTCCGTGGCTCTGACCGTCCTGACACACTGCGAGGCGTGTCGCTGACGTTCGCTGTGCTGGACGAGGTTGCAGACATCAAGCCCCAAGCCTGGGAGCAGGTTATCCGCGCCTCTCTGTCCGACAAGAAGGGCAAGGCTATCTTTATTGGCACTCCCAAGGGCAGGAACTGGTTTCACGACCTGTGGAAGCTGGGCCAGGATGGAGATGACAAGGATTGGAAGTCCTGGCACTTTACGACCAAAGACAACCCGCTGATAGATCCAGACGAGATCGAGTCTGCCAAGAAAACGCTGTCCAGCTTCGCTTTCAAGCAGGAATACATGGCCAGCTTCTCCAATGCTGGTTCTGATGTCTTCAAGGAAGAGTGGATCAAATATGGCGAAGAACCGCCTTATGGCTCTTATTTTGTGGCTGTGGATCTGGCTGGCTTCGAGGAAGTGGCCAAACAGGCCGCAAACTCCAAAAAACGGCTAGATGAGTCGGCCATTGCTGTGGTCAAGGTCACGGATGAGGGCAAATGGTTCGTCCAGGAGATCGACCACGGCAGGTGGGATATCCGGGAAACGGCTACCAAGATTCTGATCAAGATGCGGGATTACCGGCCGCTTAGTGTCGGAATCGAGCGGGGGGCGCTAAAGAACGCTGTTTTGCCGTATTTGAGCGATCTCATGAGGAAAAACAACGTGTTTTCGCACATCGTTGATTTAACTCACGGAAATCGCAAGAAAACGGATAGAATCGTGTGGGCATTGCAAGGCCGGTTTGAACACGGCAGAATAGTGCTAAACAGCGAAGAGAATTGGGACGACTTTGTTGACCAACTTCTGATGTTTCCCGCGCAAGGGGTACACGATGATCTGCCAGATGCACTCAGCTATATCGACCAGTTGGCTGTGACAAGCTACTTTGAAGAGGCTGATGATGGCTGGGAGCCTATCGACGTAATATCAGGAGTCTAGTATGGATCAAAATGAGTTCTACGAGCCGACAGAGAACGACAAAGAACTGACGGCGTTCGTCGTAGATCACTGTGATCGGTGGCGCGACTACCGAAACACCAACTTTCTAGACTCTTGGCTGGAATACGAGCGCATCTTCCGTGGCGAGTGGGCCGCTGAAGACAAGGTTCGTGACTCCGAGCGTTCCCGCATCGTCACTCCCGCTACCCAACAAGCCGTCGAAACCCGCCATGCAGAGATCATGGAAGCGATTTTTGGCCAGGGCGAGTTCTTTGACATCCAAGATGATCTCAGGGATGTGAACGGCAATCCTCTCGATGTGTCTATCCTCAAGGCACAGCTTATGGAGGACTTCAAACAGGACAAGATCCGCAAGTCTATCGACCAGATTGAGTTGATGGCCGAGATCTACGGCACTGGCATTGGCGAGATTATCGTCAAGACCGAGAAAATCTTTGAGCCAGCAACCCAGCCTATCCCTGGCCAGCCTGGACAAGCCGCCATTGGTGTGATTGAAAAGAACCGGATGGCTGTCAAGCTCAATCCGGTCAACCCAAAGAACTTCCTGTTTGACCCCAACGGTACGTCTATTGACGACTGCATGGGCGTGGCTATCGAAAAGTACGTCTCGATCCACAAAGTCGTCGAGGGCATTGAAAAAGGCATCTACAAGAAGGTCAACATCGGGACTACCTACGAGGACTCCGACCTTGAGCCGACTCAAGAGCCTAGCCAGTACCAAGACGAGAAGGTTCTGCTGCTGACCTACTATGGTCTCGTGCCGCGTGAATACCTTCAGGAGAATGACACCGAGACGGTTGTGCTGTTTCCTGACGACTCTGTCGCTGAAGACTACACGGATATGGTCGAAGCCATTGTGGTCATCGCCAACGGTTCGATGCTTCTGAAGGCAGAAGAGAATCCGTACATGATGAAGGATCGTCCGGTCATTTCGTACCAGGACGATACCGTGCCGAACCGCTTGCTGGGCCGTGGGACTGTTGAAAAGTCCTACAACATGCAGAAGGCTATCGATGCCCAGATCCGTTCGCACCTGGATTCGCTGGCTCTGACGACTGCCCCAATGATGGGAATGGACGCTACGCGCCTGCCGAGGGGTGCTAGGTTTGAAGTAAAACCGGGTAAGGCATTCATGGTCAACGGCAACCCTGCCGAGATCCTGTATCCCTTCAAGTTTGGCCAGACCAGCCCGGATAACCTGCGTACCGCCCAAGAATTTGAGCGCATGTTGCTTCAAGCAACTGGTACTCTGGATAGCCAGGGCATGGTCACGAACGGTGCGCGTGACGGGCAGGCAATGTCCACCGCCGTTGCAACGATCATCAAGAAGTACAAGCGCACTCTGGTGAACTTCCAAGAGGATTTCTTGATCCCGTTCATCCAAAAGGCCTCGTTCAGGTACATGCAGTTCGATCCTGAGCGGTATCCGAGCGTGGATATGAAGTTCATCCCGACTGCTACCTTGGGCATCATCGCCCGAGAGTACGAGCAGCAGCAATTTATCGGTCTGCTGCAGACTCTGGGTCCGAATACGCCGGTTCTGCCGCTGATTTTGAAGGGGATTCTGAACAACTCTAGCCTGTCCAACAGGTATGAGTTGATCGCAGCCCTAGATCAGATGTCGCAGCCAGATCCAGAAGCCCAGCAAATGGCTATGGCAGCACGGCAGTTGGAGTTGCAAGCGGCTCAGGCTCAGATCGCTGACAAAACGACCCAGGCCGAGAAGAATCGTGCTGAAGCGCAGAAATTGCTCACTGAAGCGCAACTCATGCCGCAAGAAGTACAGGCTAAAGTCATCGCTTCGACGACTACGAACCTGCCGCAAGGTCAAGAGGCTAGCGAGTTTGACAAGCGGGTTAAGATTGCCGAGTTGATGCTCAAAGAGGCAGACATCAAAAACAAGTCTAAGATCGTCGAACTCCAGATGGCCGAGAAAAAGAACAAGGTAACCGGCATGGAAGAAGACTTCTTGGAAGAATTGTCCAGGGAGTTGAGCAATGGACGTTGAAAGCCTCGCCAAACAACTGATTCTTAAGGGGATGACGGAGGAACAGCAGAAGGCTGTTCTGATGTCTATCCGCGAATCTGTCCAGAAGACGCGGGAGCTACAGAAACAGAAGGTTGGCGAGAACGCCCAACTAGTTATTCAGGCTCTCAAGAAGATTGAGTCTGATATACGCGACAGATACGATGACCTTGGCAACAAGATCGAGTCTCGCGTTAGGTCTATCAAGGACGGCAAAGACGGGAAAGACGGCAGAAACGGCGCTAATGGCCGGGATGGCCGCGATGGATCTGTCGGTCCGATGGGTCCAAAGGGCAAAGACGGGCTGAATGGCCGCGATGGCAAAGACGGTGAAGATGGCGTATCAGTCACTGACGCACACATCGACTTTGACGGCAGTCTGATCATTAGCCTGTCGAGTGGCAGGACGATCAATGTGGGTGAGGTGGTTGCGCCTGATCTCGCTGAGAAGATCAAGGTGATTACCAATGGTGGAGGCACTAGTCAATCAGTGCTTGACACATTGGCCAGCCTTCAGACCCAGATCAACAACCTTATCCCTAGCCAAACTGGTCAAGCAGGCAAGTTTCTGACGACGAACGGCTCTGTGTTGTCTTGGGCACAAGTTGCTGGTGGATTGAGCTACCAGGGCACTTGGAATGCATCGGCAAACACTCCGACGCTAGCTTCTGGTGTTGGTACAAACGGCTACTACTACATCGTTGCGACGGCAGGATCGACGAATCTGGATGGCATCACTGACTGGCAGATCGGTGATTGGCTAATGTTTAACGGTACGGTGTGGCAGAAGATCGACCAATCCAACTTGGTGACCTCTGTCAACTCGCAAACTGGTGCTGTGGTGCTTACCACCACAAACATCAGCGAGGGCACCAATCAATACTATCTGGACTCTAGGGCGCGTTCTGCTCTGAGTGCTGGCACAGGCATTAGCTACAGCACTTCGACGGGTGTGATCACCAATAGTGCACCAGATCAGACGGTTGCGCTTACTGCTGGCACTGGGATCAGCACATCTGGGACGTATCCCAACTTCACGATCACTAATTCGGATCGTGGCTCGTCTCAAAACATCTTTAAGAACGTAGCCGTTGCTGGACAGAACACGGTTGTTGCAGATACGAATGACGACACGCTGACGCTGGCCTCTGGCACCGGCATCACAATCACTACAAACGACAGCACAGACACGGTAACGATTACGAACAGTGCGCCAGATCAAACTGTTTTGCTGACCGGGGCTGGTACTACCAGCATCTCTGGGACGTACCCTAACTTCACGATCACATCAAACGATCAGTACGTTGGCACGGTCACCTCTGTTGGTGGCACTGGCACTGTAAACGGTATTACTCTTAGTGGCACGGTTACGTCTAGCGGTAATTTGACGCTTGGCGGCACTCTTTCTGGTGTTGATCTCACCACTCAAGTGACCGGCACGCTACCTATTGGCAATGGCGGTACGGGACAGACAACGGCCAATGCTGCGTTTAACGCTCTTGCGCCTAGTCAGTCATCTCAGTCTGGCAAGTACCTGACCACTGATGGCACGAACACATCGTGGGCTACGGTCAATGCTGGTGCATCGATTACAAACGACACCAGCACATCAACCAACCTGTATCCGCTGTTTGCTGCTGCAACTTCTGGTACACCAACGGTCATTTACACAAGCAATGCCAAGTACCTCTACAAGCCATCCACTGGCGAGTTGCAGGCATCTGCTTCGGTATCGACAAACGGTCTGATAATTAACAGCACCACAGTTGCAGCAAGCTACACGGTTGCATCTGGTCAGAACGCCATGAGCGTAGGACCGATGACAGTAAACTCTGGTGTCACTGTGACCGTATCTTCAGGTCAGCGTTGGCTTGTTCTGTAAGGATAAAAGATGAGCAAGATCGCTATTGAAGGCAATGCAAGTGGAACGGGTACGTTCACTATTGCATCTCCGAACTCAAACTCCAGCCGAACCCTGTCTTTGCCTGATGGAACTGGGACTTTTGTTGTCAACGGAATCAATAGTGCGATCACTGCTGCTACCGCTCAGAACTCCACCTCTGGTACATCGATTGATTTTACTGGCATTCCGTCTTGGGTGCGGCGGATTACCGTAATGTTTGTAGGCGTTTCCACCAATGGATCGTCTCCTCCGCAAATTCAAATTGGCGCGGGAAGCTTTACTACTTCAGGGTATTTGGGGTCTAGCACTATCGTCACCAATTCAACAGTTGGATCGGCACTATTTACATCTGGTTTTGGAATTGGCGTAAACACATCTAATTGGGCGTCAAATGTTGTCGTTCACGGGGCAATAGTATTAAATTTGCAGACGGGCAATACTTGGGCTGCTGCTGGCAGTGTCGGCAGATCAGACGCGCTGGCGAGCACATATTTCACAAACGGCTCGCTTGCGCTCGGTGGCACCCTAGACCGCGTCCGCATCACAACCGTCAACGGCACTGACACCTTCGACGCTGGCTCAATCAACATCTTGTACGAGTAAGTCATGGAACGCATACAAGTTAATGTAACCACTGGCGAGAAGAAGGTCATTAGATTGACCGAATCAGAAATTAGCCAAGCCAACACGCAAGCAGAACAAGCAGCGCAGGCAGAGGCTCAATGGAAGATTGATAACTCCTCCACACTGCGTCAAAAAGCCTATATTTCTGAAGCGGATCCATTGTTCTTTAAGGCACAACGTGGCGAGGCCACAATGGACGATTGGCAAGCCAAAGTAGCTGAAATCAAAGCTCGTTATCCAAAGGCTCAACCATGACACTCATTCTCAACGGTGACACGGGCCTGTCTGATGTAGACGGCTCTGCGTCTACTCCTGCCATCAGGGGCACAGATGCAAACACAGGCATTTACTTCCCAGGAGCCGACAGGATTGGCTTTGCAGAGGGCGGTGTACAGGTTGGTGAGTTCGATGCCTCTGGTAACTTCAAGTTCAATTCTGGTTATGGATCAGTTGCTACAGCCTATGGATGTCGAGCATGGGTCAACTTCAACGGCACTGGAACCGTGTCGATTCGTGCGTCTGGTAATGTGTCCAGCATCACGGATAACGGTACTGGCGATTACACGGTGAACTTTACGACGGCGATGCCGGATGCAAATTACGCGTTCACAGTGGGTTTTAACAATGCCAATAACGCATACCCAAGGGTTTTTGCAACTTATGGTGAAACGCCAACCGCAAGTGCTTTAAGGTTAAAAGAATCGTACACACTAAATTTTGGGACGGCGACGTTTGAAGATTTGGATTTGTATTGTGTCGCCATCTTCCGTTAAGGATCATCCATGCCAAGCATAATCAATAGCGATGATGGTGTTGTATCAGGCTCCTCTGGTCTAAAGACTACAGGAGGCAATGATGGCATCACCAACTTCCAACAAAACGGCACTACACAGGCAACCATTACTGCTGCTGGGTTGTTCCAGTTCAACTCTGGTTACGGCTCTGTTGCCACAGCCTATGGATGCCGTGCCTGGGTCAACTTCAACGGCACAAGTACTGTGGCGATTCGTGCGTCGGGCAACGTGACTTCGATTACTGACAACGGTACCGGGGATTACACGGTTAACTTCACCACGGCGATGCCGGATGGGAATTACAGTGTTGCAGCTTGCGGGACTTTCTCCGCTTCTGGAACTGCAAGGGATCAAAACATCAACATTAAGAACAATTCCGCACCAACTACAACTTCGGTCAGGGTACAGGCGTTTGAGCCGAATACTGGTGGAGTCGATACGTTGTACAGCAACATCACCATCTTTCGTTAATCAGGAGATATCATGAACCAACGCATCATTTACCCCAACGACGACGGCGGCGTGTCCGTCATCGTGCCTGCTGCCGAGTGCGGCCTGACGATTGAACAGATCGCGGCCAAGGACGTACCGGCAGGCAAGCCCTACAAGATCGTGGATGCCTCTGACATTCCAACTGACCGCACGTTCCGCAACGCCTGGGAGTACGCATGATCCAGATCAATATGACAAAGGCGAAGGCCATCGCCCACGATGCTCGTCGTGCTGCTCGTTCCGCTGAGTTTGAGCCGCATGACGCAATTATCATGAAGCAGATTCCTGGCGCTGACTCGGCAGCAGCCGAGGCCGCTCGTCAAGCCATTCGTGACAAGTACGCTGCTCTTCAGGCTCAGATGGATGCAGCGCAGACCCCTGAGCAACTCAAAGCACTCATGCCATAGGAGTAGGACATGGAGCCGACTGAAATCGACCCCATTAAGTATGGCGTACTTTGGGAACGTGTCCAGAACATGGACAAGAAGATCGACAAAATGGAAGGTCAGATCGAGGAACTGCTAGCCCTAGCAAACAAGGGAAAAGGTGGTTTCTGGATGGGAATGACTATTGCCAGTTCAGTCGGTGCTGCTGTAGCATGGATAGCAGGACACTTTAAAGGCGGCTGAAATGATCGATCCCATAACCGCACTCGCAGCAATCTCGTCAGCCGTTGAGCTTGTAAAGAAAGTCTCGGCAACTGTCGATGACGTCACCTCGCTCGGGCCCGTGTTGGGAAAGTATTTTGATGCTAAAGCCGATGCGATTGAAGTAGTTCAACGTTCGCAGCAGGGCGAGTTCAAGGGGTCTGCGCTGGGTAAGGCGCTTGAGCTAGAGCTTGCAGTGGAGCAGGCCAAGGAGTTCGAGAACCAGATCAAATTACTCTTCTTCCAGAGCAACAAGATGGACGTCTGGGCCAGAATTGCAGCCAGGGCGCAAAGGATGGAAGCAGACGCAGCACATGCTGCTAGGCGCAAAAAAGAGGCTGATAAACGCAAAAAAGAGGAAATGGACGAGCTTTTTATCATCATTGTCGGCCTGTTGGTCGCCTTGGGATCGATTGCAGCCGTTATTTGGGCACTTCTTGAAGGGATGAACCAGTGACTCCAGAGCTACAAAGGTACTACGAAGACAGGTTTGACCTGTTGTCGCAGCCTGGATGGGCCGATTTGATGGAAGATGTTGACAATATGTTGGCATCTATGAACAATGTAAGTAGTATCCCTGACGAAAAGGCTTTACAATTTCGTAAAGGTGAGATTTCCATTCTTACTTGGCTAAAAACCTTGAAAAAGGTCAGCGAAGACGCATACGAGGACTTGAATGCGAAGAATGTATGAATTTGTCTGCGAATGCGGACAGCGCACTGAGAAGCTAGTTGGTTATGAGACAGCTACTGTTCAGTGTGGGTGTGGTGGCATCGCCCATCGCATCATGAGTGCTCCTAAATTCAAACTTGAAGGATGGTCTGGTGCTTTTCCGAGCGAACATGGTCGGTTTGAGCGCAAGCACATCGAAAA